CGGAACCACAGGATTCTCATTTGAACCAGTAGCCGGCTATGAGAAAGTTGGAATATGGAAACTCATGCAGTTTATGGTTGATCAATGCGTGAAGTATCGGTCTAGACAAACAAGTTTGGCTAAGAGAAACGCACAAATATCTTCCTTATTCTCTGTTGAAGATGGCAAGGTGAGACCGACCAAGGTAACTCCCATGCGGCTTCCAGATTCTGCAAGACGTCAGATGGAATCCATGTTCAAACCATCCCTCTCTGTTATTGGAGAGGATGAACCCATGGTCCAGGATGCGTCAAGAGTTAACGAGTATTGGAGAGGTTCACGAGTTGAATACCATGATGTTGTCCCTTGCTGGGAGGTGGAAGTTCCCAATGATGATGCGTTGAGCGTGAATGATGTGAATTATTCAGAGCGAGATGGTACCATTGGGTATGATCCGTCTTACGATGATGATGATGATGAGGACACCACTGTTGAAATACCTGGTGAATCTCCTCCAGTTAGAACGGTTGAGTTTTCAAATCCCGTTCCTGGAGTGCACACTCCCTGTCCTGTGATGCGAACTATTCGAAGAGCGCGTGAAAGGAGGGAGAGGACTGTTGAGCTGTTTTACCAGTTTTTGTGTGGTGAGAAAATACATCCTCAGTCGTCTAGTAGTGATGAAAATCAGCAGGACGATGTTGTGTACGTCCGTGTGACAACGTGGCGAATTGTTAATGGTGTCCCAGTAGAGGTGGTAGCTGATGTGCCACTTAATGCTGTTGGAGAGATGAGAGACACCGTTAGCGATGTGGATATGGCCCCAGATTCCGATTCGGATGAGTCGAGTGAAGATTTTTATGCTGATGCTAGCAATGCGTCAGATCAAGGATCCGTGGCAACCTTCCCTGTGTTAGAATTGGGTGAGGTTTTTGACAATTTCGATGGATTTGATTTGGATGATGAGTCTGATAAGGAAAATGAGGACCCTAATGTACGTCCACAATCGTTGGACGATATTAACCGCGTTGTATCCGATTACAAAACCCGTGCCCAGAATAGATTTAAGGAGATGTTGGATGATGCTAGGAATTCATATAAGAAGCATGCACCTTCTCCTGAGGTTGTGACAGCATCCATGCTGTCTGTTCTGGATAAGACGTATAAGTGGACAGCTCTTGGATGTGCGCTATCTGTTATGAGATTGTTCCCCATGGTTAGACCTCCTAAGCGAGTAGAGGTATGGGCTGTGCGGAAAATCTTGGAGCAAGTGGAACCCAGAGCTGGAATCTTGTATAAGTGGATGGCGCTGACACCGTACTATTTCCTCTTAGCCAGTGGTGTACTCAACTGGTTTTTGAGAGACTGGTACAATGTGTCGGGATATGCTCAGTGCTGCGTCCTGTGTATCGGATGTTTATTGTTTGGTGTGTCTAATTGGGCTACGACGTACATACGAGAAGAAATTTTCCGTCGTATTTTAACCCGAGAAGATTTACTGATTAAGAACCTCCAGAAGCACAAGGAAAGTGTAAAGAAAGCAGCGATGTGTGTGGCCATAGGTGGTATTACCATTTATGCCCTGTTGCGTCTCATACGCATCTTTAGATCAGGCAAACGCATGGTGAAAGCTGTGCATGGTCATTCAACATTCGAGCCAGTTTCGGATGCTGATTATAAAGAAGCCAATGATCGGACCAACATGTGGGCAATTCCCCACGTCGAGAGACCCGTCCCACCTATTGAAGCTGTTTCGCGTGAGCCTCAACACCTAATGAAGTCTGTTGCCCAGCGGCTTGGTGTTTTTGTGTATGGTACTACTTACACTAACGTGTTCGTTACAGGTACAAATGAGATAATGGTGCCAAACCATATCTTCTACACAAAACAAGGTGATGTGAAACCCGAGATTCCTGGCACCTTAAGGATGTCTCAACAAGGCAAAACTAAGGGTGCTATGGATTGTGTATTAGAGTTTGATAGGAGTCATAGGATCGTAGGAACAGATTTTCGACTTGTGTACTGTGACAAGTTGAATCAGGCACGACCTCTGACGTCTTATCTCCCCGAAGTCCCCGATGTGCCAAGTACTGCCACATTTGTCTGTAGAGCCGAGGATGGCACTTTTGATGAAGCTAGTGGAAGGACAGTGAATTTACAGAGATCCCATAGTGGTAGGGTGTCGCACTCAGCGATGGCCAATTTCCCGGGTTGCTATGCACGACATGAAACATTTAACGGAATGTGCATTGGTGTTTACTGTTCTGTTGGTACTGCAACACAAATAGTCGGTTTTCATTTGGGCGGTGGTGATTCTAACGGTCCCATTGCAGTTCTTGGATTTCTCACCCGAGATATGTACAAGACTGCACATGAGACACTGTTGAAGTCAGGCACTGTCCCTGTGGTGCTACAACCATGGGATGTTAGTCCTATCCCCGAGGATGTCCCTATGGAAGTGCACTCTAAATCAACAACACGGTTTTTACCTTTGAATGCTAGCATTGGTGTTTATGGTGATGCCCGTGATCGCGCGAAGCCGAAGTCGACGGCGCACAAGAGTTTGATTTCAGATACCTTGGCTGAGGTATCAGGAATCCCCTCCACTGCGTGTCCTTCCTCAATAAAGGCTGATGCCTCAACCGGGTTCTTCCCTTATCAAGTTACTCTTGAACAGGTGGCTACCCCAGCAACTGCTCCCTCATATGCAGACATGAAGTGGGCTACGGAAGACTTTAAAATGGGAATTGATGAGTCTTTGCGACGCTCACCTTATCTGCGTGAAAGGTTGAGAAAGTTGGATGATGTCGAGTCAGCGTCAGGTGTGGAAGGTATCAAGTATGTGGATCGTATTAATTTGAATGCTTCTGCAGGTCCCAATTTCCCTGGCAAGAAGCGAGAATATGTGCGTCCTGTGGACCCTGAGGACCCTGATGGACAAATTGTACCCGATGAGAGGATTTTAGCAGATATAGAAAGGTACAAGGAGTGTTACCGGAAGGGTCACCGTCATGGTCTTATTACTAAGGCTTCCCTTAAGGATGAAGTATTTGCCAAGTACAAGAAGAAGGGTAGAGTGTTTTATGTGATGGACTTCTCTTTCATCTTGTTGACTAGGCAGTATTTCTTGGGTACAGCATCTGTTTTCCAAATGTTGCGCAAGAAAACAGAATGCTGCGTGGGGCTGGATTGTACAGGTCCTGAATGGGAGGACCTGCATAAATATGTCTCACGATTTGGAGAGAGTCGTGGTATTGGCTGGGATTTTAAGAACTACGATGCCAAGACACCTTCCACAATGTTGTTAAACGCTATGGATATCCTTATTTGGATGAATAAGGAATTTGGCAAGTTTGACGACGATGACTTCGTTATCATGGAAGGCATTAAAAGTGACCTTGCATATGCCATCTGTAATTTTGATGGCACTTGGGTCCAGTTCTTTGGTTCGTTGGTTTCAGGTAATAGCCTTACCGTTATTCTCAACGGTATCAATGGGAGCATCTGGGGAAGATGTGCCTTTATTGATGCCGCAAGGAAAGTCAAATTTAAGCACTTGCATAAACTTCTATGCCATGAGTTAACATTTCGAGATTTCGTGGCACTTGTTGTGTATGGTGATGATAATGTAGGGTCATGTAGCGTTGAATGTCCCTGGTTTGGCTTTTCAGTTTTCCAGCAGTATCTTAAGTCGCGTGGATACACTATTACGGCCCCAGACAAGTCGGATGGTAATGGTGTGCAATACTGGCACTTGTCGGATTTAGACTTCCTGAAAAGGAAGTTTCGGTACGACAGAGAAGCAGGTATGCATTTAGCACCCCTTTCTATGGGCTCTATCTTGAAGAGCCTTCATATGAATTTAGCCTCCGAAGAGAGTCCACAGGGTCTCGCGGTTGCCACAATGGGCGGTGCCATGCGTGAATTTTTCCTTCACGGTAGGCAAGTCTATGATGAGTGGCAAGGATATTTGTTGGAGACGGCTAGTAGGCATAAGTTGCCTACACATGAGATTGTGGTTTCCTTCGATCAACGTCTAGCCGATTGGAAACTCAAGCACGGCTTAGTGGATACCCGGCCCATCGAGGCCTAGGCTGTGTGATGTAGTGTATATGGGTGTACATTATGTATTTTTCATATGTGCGAGCCTTGGGTTGATCTCGCACTGTATATTAGACCTGTTCATAATAATGTATATAATAAAAACACTTGTGTTGGGCGTGACAACTCAAATTGCGTAGAGCCGGAGGCTTGGACTGTAATACAGGCACAGTCAACTGAGGAACAACAAATTTTTACGTTCCTAGATTCATCCCCTGGTTATCAGGATGGATCACTTACCAACTTTGATAGTACGTATGGCCAAGGAGATTCGACAGCACCTCTGTCAGAATTCTTCGCTAGGCCTATTCGAATTCGTACGATGTCATGGGATCTATTACAACCGTTTGATGACACATTTGACCCTTGGTCATTGTTTTTCGAAGACCCCAAAGTAATCAACAGGTTATCAAATTACGCATTGTTGCGTTGCAATTTGAAACTTAAGTTCGTTGTGAACGGGAGTCCCTTTTATTCAGGGAGGTTGTTGGTGTCATATTTACCCAAACCTGGTGCCGATGACATGAGGAGGGACAGACCCTTCGTGTCAGCAGATAGGATAGGTGAAAGTCAAAGACCACATATATTTATAGATCCTACCACAAGTACGGGTGGAGAGCTTATGCTTCCTTTCTTTCACGAGTACAATGCCTTGTCTATCCCCGCAGCTCAATGGAGTTCTATGGGTGAGATTAATGTTGCAACTTTAAATACGCTGCAGCATATTAGTTTGGCTACGGGTAGTATTACGATTTCGGTTTATGCTTGGACAGACGACATTGTGTTGTCTATGCCTACAGCTACGAACCCGTCAAGTATTCTACCCCAATCGACAGATGAATACTCTGTGAAACCTGTGTCCAAAACAGCTTCTGCAGTAGCAAGAGCCGCTGGTGAACTGAAAGATGTTCCCATAATTGGACCTTACGCCCGTGCTACCGAGATCGCTGCAGGTGCTACGTCCCGCGTTGCGGAGGCAATGGGTCTTAGCAGACCGCATGATCTTGGAGAATTCGGAAACTATCGGCCACAGTATGTTGGTAATTTGAGCTCCTATAATGCACCAGACACTTCCAATTGCTTGACCATGGATTGTAAGCAAGAGCTTACGATTGATAATAGGACAGCAGGACTGGATGGTGCAGATGAGTTGAGCATTAAATCTATGGCCACAAAAGAGTCGTTTGTTGACACATTTATTTGGCAGACATCGACAGTAGTTGGTGCTACCTTATTTAAGGGATATGTCAACCCGGTGTATTTCCGCACCTATCCGACGGCAACGTCTGAGAACGAATTTCATTTTACACCCTCAGCCTTTGTGTCTTTACCATTTAACAATTGGCGTGGGAGTATGAAGTTTCGTTTCCAGATAGTAGCTACTTCGTTTCATAAAGGTAGATTGAAGATTAGCTACGAACCGTATCCCAGTGTTGGTGTTAGTCCTCGTGACAATACTAACTATAATTACTTAGTGGATATCGGCGAGTCTAGGGATTTTACAGTGTGTGTAGGATGGGGCCAGCCACAACCCTATTGCACAGTATTTTCGCCCACTAATAATGCTTCTCTTGTGTACTCTAGCACGTCTGTACCAGAAGTATTTACGGGACCCAAACCCTGGGCCAATGGTCAAATTGTAGTTTCTGTAGATACTAAGTTGACATCTACTGGTGAGTTATCACCTAATGTGGGTGTGAATGTATTTGTATCAATGTGTGACGATTTTGAAGTTCAGAACCCAAGAGATTACTTGCGTAACTTGTGTTTTGTACCTGATCCTATTGAGAGTAGAAGCATTTTACCTCAATCAATCGATGCTGGTGACGCTCCTTCTGCACCGGAAGGTACGGAAGTTGAGCATGGAGTTGCCGCTAATAAATTGTCGCCCACAGATATGGTGCCTTATGTTTATTTTGGTGAGTCAATTGTATCGATGAGACAGTTTCTTAAACGTTACTCGTTACATCGAGTTCAATTGACACATGGTGGTGCCGCAACGAAGTGGGAGTCCCAGCAAGCTGCGTTCCCATTTCAGAGGGGTAGCGTCATGGGAGCCGTTGATAATGCGGTTTCGCTAGACAATTCACCATATAACAAGGTTAATATGACTATCTTGAACTATGTTTCCTCTGCCTTCGCTGGGTGGAGAGGTTCAATCAGATGGAAATATGTGCCAGAGACTAACTCTAATGGTGGTTCTAAATTGCTTGACAGGCGTACTGCGTCGAGCGGGTATTTGAACCAACAAGTTGACGTCTCCAATATCGACCTTAT